ACTAACCATTTACCTTCATTTTTACAATACAACATCCAAGAACTTCCTACTTGTCCCCAACCGCCATTCGTAGCCGCTGGAGTTATTGTAAGAATATCATCAGCCGCTACTGATGAATCTTGTTGGGCTGGTATTCCAGTTCCAATATGAACTTCTTGATAAGGCTCAAAAACATCTCCACTAACTGCGCTAATTGTCATAGCATTAGCCGCATCAGCATCTCCTGTCTGAACCCAAGCAATAAATGTTCCCTCTTTTGCTTCTGGGAGAGCTATTGCTGAAGTAGCATCAGATGTCCAAGCTGAAACATATTCATAATTAGCTAGTACGCTAATTCCAGCATCAACTGTCGCATCATTTACCGCTAATGAAGTTATATGTTCTCTTCTAACCAAGTCTTGCCATCTTCCTGAAGAAAAAGCCATGTCTTTGTCATATACAGGTGAGTTAAAATTACCATAGCTTGCACTATTTTGCTCTAATACGCTTGCTCTAGCCATAATTAAACTCCTTCTAAGTTTAAGAGATAATGACTTTCAGGTAGACTTACTTCTAAGCCTGCCTCTGTCATAATCATATCTTTACGCAAATCTTCATCTGCTGATTGTACGTTAGTCATGATTTGAGTATCTCTGTTAACACCATTGCCAACCAAAGGACGGTAAGCAACATGGTCTAAATCAACCATAGCTAAAAATCCTGCAGCATTTCCCCTAAACAAAGGCTCTTTGACCAAGTTTAATGTTCCATGAATAGTTTCAAGAACCATTACCTTGTGACCAAATGAGCCCTGCTTTTCTTCCATATTATATCTTAAAGAAGAACTACTTAGGGCGGTTGTAGTTGGTGGTTGGTTTGACGTATTATAAGACAATGAACCGTGCAAGAAAGAATCTTTACCAAGTTTATTGAAATATGAAATTACAGGCAAACTAGCAAGTGCTAACTTAGAATCTCCACCACCACGAGCTGGGTCATACACGACTTCAAAATCAGATAAAAGCCTATCATATGTTAGCTCACTTGAAGTAGAACTTCTAAAGTATGCCGCACCAGAAGTGTAAGAAAGAGCTGAGTCATCAGACACTGGTGTAGAGTTTGCTATTACATGACCAGCAATACCCTCTGAATATTGAATACCGCCAGTAGACGCACGTTGACCAAAAAGCATTGCACGCTCAATATCAATTTTATGCTCACGAAGCTTAAGGTTCCAAATTCTTTGGAACTCATCTGCGTAACCTCTGTATCGAGTTGCTCTAGCTGTATTAGACATTTCACAGGCTGTTTTAAAGATTTGGGTAAAACCAAAATCATTATCTAGCTCTTCTGAAAAAACGTCTGGTGCTCCAGAACCCTCTGCAAAAGACGTACCTATAACAGTACAAGGGTCATCATCAATACTAACCCCATCTGCACCAGATATTGTCTTACCTGAGAAAGAGGTATCTGAACTGTTAATTGAGATACTACCTTCTACTCTAATTATAACGTGAGCTGGTGTTAAGTTTGAAGAAGTTGCTACTGTTTTTCCTACAGATATTACCATTCCGGGTATTAACCAGTCTACTGAATTAGCTCCACCAGTATCTACTGTGTACGTTACTGAATTGCCTACTGTTGGGATTGCTACATCCCCTTTAATATCGAAAGAACGGTCAGTCATTGAGACTTTTGTTCTGTCTTCTAAAAATCGAAATTGTGGGTCATCTGTGGGAACTTTAGCTACTTTTGAAAGATACACGAAAAAAGGTGATTCTTCTGGAGCCAAGTCCGCTACACGGTCTGAGAAGTTAAATAACCTACGAGTATGATAGCCAGAAGCGGCTGAACCCGGGTCACCAACATTCACAATTCCTTTATTGTAAGTTGCCATTTAGGACTCCTTGTTTATATTTTACTATTTCTAGATGAGTTCATAACTCCTTGCCACACATCATCTAGCTCTTTAGGTTGCTCAGGTGAAGACCCTTGTACTACTCCAGCCGTAGTTGGAATAGTTTTAGTCTTTTGAACAGCCTCTAAATTCGGTGATACCTTATCTTCTCCGCCTTTATACCTTCTATAAACATCAACCAACATATCCAAAGGAAGGTCTTCCCTAGGTGTGGTTGCAAATTGTATAAAATCCTCTGCCATATTCGGGTCTGATATACCGTGCTTAGTTGCTAAATCTTGTTTCAAATTGTTAATCGCCATCTGTTGCTGAAACCCAGCCATCTGTTCTTTAACAGCTTGTTGAGCAACAGCTTTTTCTTGTTCAACCCTCATTTCATACGAAGGTGAACCCGGCTTGTAATAAGCTTCCCAAGGGTCAAAAGAATCTTCTGTAACCTTAGGGGCTTCTTCTTTACTAGCTGGATTACCACTTAAAGTGTTTTTCATAGCATCAACAACATCTGGTCTTTCTTTTAAAACCTTTCCCAGTTGTTCATACTTGCGTAGTTCATTAACTTCATTATTAAGCTTGTCGTAATCAGCAGATTTCTTATCATACATTGATTGAAATTTTTTAGACTCATCAACAACTTCCTCTGACACAGGTTCTTCGGTATTAACTCCAACCTGCTCAGGCTGAACAACTTGTTCTAAAACTTCGCCTTCAACTCCTTCTATTGTGGTATTATCGTGCATAGTGTCTTCCATTATATTCTCCGATTTCTTTTAGTTTAGCATCACCTTTTAAAAGATGTCTGTAAAAGCAGAACCGGGTAAACTTCCCACTACTTCTGTTTTCATTAGCTTACAGCTTGGGTTTCTGAATCAACAATTCTTTTTAGATTATCAACTTGAACCTTAGTTTTAAACTTGGTATCATTTTGAATTTCATTAAGCCTAGATTTAAACTTCTCAGTCTCAGCCTTCTTCCTAGAGCTTATAGTTTCACGCTCTGCTGTCTGAAGGTCTCCACTAAGTTTTTTAACCTGAGATTCTAATTGTTGAATATATGATTGCATCTTAACCATCTGACCCTTTCTCTGTAAGACACCTTGTTTGTCGAAGATTTCAGTTTTCTTTAAAACCTCGACATCATCTACCAGATTCATCTTATACGCTTCAAGGTACATATTGTATTCAGCTACCCTATTTGAAGGTAAAGTGGAACCGGATATAATCCTCACGTCATAATGCCCAACCGTGATGTCGTTTTGTATAGCATTAACTTCCTGACTTCTATCATCATACATATTTACCGTAAATTCTGTAATATCATTATTCGGCTGTACAATTCTAAATGTCTTTGCGTAAGTATAATGACCCTTAGCTAGGTTATATAAATTTTTACCTAACCTTGTCAAACTTCCTTCGATATCTCTTAATTTTGATTTACCACGAGTTTCGCCCATCTCGGCAAGCATCGCAGTTCCTCGAACAGTTTCAGGGGCTCCTTCTTTGAAACCCTGCATAAGTTCTGGGATACCGAAACTTAAATCTATATAGTGCTCTAGTCTACTCATTAAATTATAAAACTCTCCAGATAATGATTGTGGGGCAGGAAAGTGAGGTGCACCAAATTCGGGATTATAAGGTATTACAGCATTAGGTCTTGCCCAATCCTGTTCTAACTGCCCCAAATCATCCACACTCCCCTCAGGAACCATTAATTTTAATCCAGCTGAGGCTTGTGCGTGAGAGAGAGTGAGAGAAAAAAGTTTATTTAAAAGTCTTTGTGAATCTTTTACTTTTGATATATCAGACTTTGGATAAGGAGTTCCTGTCCATATGTTAGGAACTGGTATTACCGGATATATGTCTGTATTTAATATTTGCTCATACAGCAGAAGGTCTCCTGCTGTTGCTGAGACTTTAATTCTTGTCTGAGTAACTTCAACTATTTCTATCATTTCTGCTTCTATTAATAATTTAGCTTCTTCAGACGCTACAAAATTTTCATATTTTTCAACATCAAGTATAACTTCTGAACCATCTTGCTTATTGAAAATTCTATAAAAAGGAACCTTTACCTTTGAAAATCTTTCTAGTATTCTATATTTATTTACTCTATTATATTCAGATTCATATGTAGAATCTGGAGTGAAAGACTGTGAAGAGTTTTTTCTACCAGAGCTAGGATAGTCTTCCTCATCGTAATAACTTTCAATTTCCCCTATAAAAGGTTCAATTTGAGGATACATATTTATTAACTGGTCTTCAGTAAGTATAGTAGAAAGAATTATTCCGGAAGCATCATCTCCATACCTATGTCTTGATGCAGGGTCTATGTAAACACGAAAAGGGTCTAAATATGTGTATTTAACCTCACCTCTTCCATAATCAGCTTCTGGGTCTATATATGCGTATAGATAACCCATGCCAGCAGTTGCGTAATCATGTACTGCTTGTTTAAACTGAGTATCCCCATCAGATATATCCCATATATACTCAAGAACAGTTCTCCAAACATTTGTTATCCTACTGTCTGAGTCTTCTCTTCCTACAGCACTATATTTTGGAGACCTTGAAGTTAATAAAGATTTTAGTTTTTCAATAGCCGCATATACACGGTCTATAACAAAATCTCCTTGACCAACAGCTCTTAAAGCATCAGATTCTTCTTGAGAATAATGGTTACCTAGAAAGAAATCAATAGAGTCTCTTGCTTCTACATCCCATTCTGACCTAGCATCTTTCCACATTCTCCATAGCTGTCTATTAACTTCAGAGTGCTTTACTTCGCTACTTTCTAACTCTCTTATACTAGAAATGTGTACACCTTCCTTTTTATTTTAAAATATAATAAATAAAATACTATTAATGCAAGTACTTTTTTATATTTTTTGCCCTGTTACCCAAGATATAACTCTTTTGGTTTTTTCTCTAACAGGTCTTATAGCTTTATTTTCTATAAACTCTATAGCATCAAACCTTTTACTAACAGGTGGTCTTGCCTTATTAACAGCATACCATAGACCATCAAGGACATCATCATTCCTTCCTTTTGGAAATTGAAACATCTCATCTACCAAGTGAGTATGTCTTCTTTTTATAAACATTTTACCACGATTAACTAGTGGAGCTAGTAAAGACTCAAGCCTATCTTCTTTTTTAATACCAGAAGGAGGTCTTACCCCTAGTGCTATACCCGGAGCAACCTTTCTTTCGCTTCCAGACATCCTATTAACAGCGTCTTTTATTATTCCCTGAGCACCAACATGTTCTACATTTACACGCTTAACAGGAGAATACTCCCTTGCATATTCGAGTATTTGCTCTGGCATATCATATAAGGGCATATGCTCTCTCATGTAGTCAATAACATATATATTTCTATTGCTATCTATTCCTATTATCATTATCACTTGAAAGTCACTGGATTCATTAGCTTCATAAGCTAAGTCAACTCCAATATATATATTTACAGGTATAGCATCCTTAGAGTTTACAATATAGGCAAACCCATCTCTGCTTTCAAACTCATGGTCATAATATTCTAGTCTTTCTGTTTTAAACTTAGCATTCTCTAAGTCCCTAGCCTCATTAAGATATTCTTGTGCAAACTTATGAGTTAACCCCACATCCTCAAATCTTTTTCTTATATCTCCTAACTTTTCCTTACTAAAGTAACTTCCCCATAAAGCATTACCCTCAGAGTCTATAGCCTTATGATACATAACATCCCAAGCATATTTTCTTTTATCTCTAATTGCCTCTAAGTAACCATCGTATATACTCTGCAAAAAAGAATCATAATGAACAATAGTACCTGTCAACCATATCCAACCTTCATTACCTGGAGTTTCTTCTAGTGATGGATATACAGTAGAGACAATCCATTCTTTTATTTCTCTTCTTCTATCTGGAGTCTTTGTATTTAATTCAGATTCAAAGTCATCAAGTATTATTTTTGTATATCTTAACCCTAGTTGTGACCTACCACGAAGCCTTTGTGATGTGCCTTTAGCTATTACCCTATCTCCCTTACTGGTTGTAAACTCTTTCTCTGTCCACTTTGTTCCACGAATATCACCAAAATAATAATTTAAAGCAGGGTTTACTTCTATATGGTTTTGTATATATTTTATATGGTCAATAGCCTGAGATTGCTCTTCTGCTACCCAAGCTATAAATTCTTTTTTACCCTCTGGGTTAAAGTATAAGTGATATAATAGTGCTGTCTTTGCAAGTGTTGACTTACTATGACCACGAGGAAGTATGATACAATTTCTTTTTTTAGTGTTATCTAAGAGAAGGTCATTTAGTTCATAGTGATATGCGGCAGGAGTAGACTTCATAAAGTCTTCTGGAAGAAATAGCTGACCAAATGCTATTATATCTCTCCTAGCTAACTCTAGGACACGTTCTTTTTCAGATACATTGTTTTTATTTATGTTCGGAGCTTTAGACATTCTTTCGACATCCAATCCTTTTTGGGAACCATTTCAAATACACCAGTACCCTGCATTAATGCAGAGCCTATGGTATACATCCAAGCCTTTACTTTCTCATCATTATTGTATGCATTTACCATTCTTCTTTCATAAAGACCAGAAGATATACCTTCATACCTATCATAACTTTTCAAATCATAATCGTCAATATCCATTACTTCCACAATCAAGTCAGTTTGCTCCATATCTGGCAATGCGGCAGGAAATCTTCTGTGACCCGGAAACACTAATGAGTAGCCATCAACTTTCCAAGTATCTCGCTTACCATCCCTAAGAGTTCCGTATACTGCCAGCTTATTCGTTCTCATCAAAATCTTCTCTAAAATGCCAATATTCTTCTAGGTTTTTTATATAACCATTATCGGCATATGGAGAATTTACTTGATTTTCATAGAATAGTTCATATACTTCAGTAGCTATGCTTTCTCTTGATATTTCATCATCAATACCAACATTTTCACCATCAGCATGCTCTAGAACTTCAACAACTATTTCGTATAAATTCATCAGCTTTCTATTTCCCTTTTAGCACTTGCTAGTTTTTTTGTGTTATTACCACCTATAGCCTCGAGTTGCTCAGGAGAAAAACCCTGAAATAAAGTTACAGACTCTGACTTTTTTTCTGTGTCTCTCATACCAGCAATAGCAACTAATTCTTTTAACAAAGAAACCTTATCACTATCTCTAGATGTAGTAGACTCAATTATATCTTTCATTTTTTCAAGTATGTAAAGAGGTGTTATCTCAGCCTCATTCATAACCTTTTCTATTTCTTCCCTAATCAAACTTTGTATCCTTTTTGTGCTCATTAATAAATTAGATTCACGCTTTGCATATTGCTTACTTCTTGCAGGGTATGCCTTCATAAATGCATCAAGAACCTCA